CCTGACCCCGTAAACGGGGACATGAATCGATATGCGTTGTTACTACGAGAAGAAATTCGAACCGCACTCGGCGGCGTTGACGAAATATCGATTAGCGCCGGTGCCACTGCGACGGAAATTAAGGGCCTTATGGGTCGTGCTCAAGCGACTGCTCTTCGTAAAAATAAGAGTTTTTTGAGCTACGGCTTCTGCCGACTGCTGGAGATGATTGTTTATCACCAGGAGCAGGTTTTCCGCGAGAGTTTTATTTCTGTCATGGGTTTGACTCCTCCCAAGGAGCCAAAAGAAGAAACCCCGGAAGCAGCAGAACGTTATCAAAAGAAGCTGGCCAAGTACGAGCAGGATGTAGATCTTGCTATTCAAACGGCCCTCTCTGAAAACAAAGTACCTGGCGGAGTTTTTGGTCTTCCGCCAGACGGAGATAGAGAAGTAACGTATCGATTCCAAGGCGATGTTTATGAAGACACCGCTTACGACATCAACCAAAAATCGATCGTTGTTCGAAATCTTCAGGAGCTAGGTGTTGACAGCGTGGAAGCGCTGCGTTACTTGTTCCCAGATAAAAGTGATTTAGAACGAGCGGAAATGTTGAAGGGTTTCCCCTTCAGAATGATTCAACAAACGCAAGCCGCACTACAAAATTTCCTGCTAACATTAAATCAGCTGATGCAGTCGCCGCACCCTCTTGCGCCGACCCAGCCCTTAGCGGCAGATCCGAGGTTAAATATAACGCCTCTCCTCTACCGCACATTCGATCACCTCGCGCAAGAACTAACCTACTCGGGCAGCTATGAGCCAAGCGATCCCAGCTTCGACCCCGAGCCCGGTCTCCCCGGCAGTAGCGGCGCCCCAGGCGGCCTTCTCCCCGGATATGGGCTCAACCGTCTACCCTCAGTGGGTGGCGCAAACCCCTACCCCGGCGGTAGCTTCGGCAACTACAGCCCAAGCGCCGTCGCCGGCACAACTGGCTACGGTCCCTTCTATCAACAGCCAGTCCAGCCAGTTTCCGTCAGCCTCCTCCCCGAGCAACCCATGGGAGGCAGCGCTGGGCAGCCTGGACCGGATCGTTTCCCGGCTCTCCCCGTCCCTCAGCCAGACAGCATCGTTAGCGCAGCCCCAGGTGGCGGCGCCGGATATTCAACAGAGCAATCTGGCTTTACAGGCCCAACAGCCCTGGGCTTACCAACCCCCTACGGTTCAGCCGACCTTATCCAACAACGTCTATACGACCCCAATTTCCTCGCCGACTTCTACGGCGCAGGAGCCGCAGTTAAGCCAAGCAAGCGCCGCCGTAGTTAATCACTTCGGCCTCGAAGCGCCTGCGATCTTGAATCAGTACTCCACCACCCTGGAGGATGCGCTGATTCAACAGCATCAGACTCTGGAGCAAATTGCCACCCGTGGCATGGCTATGGAGCAGATTCTGACTGATCCTGATCATCTGGCCGACTACACCAACCGGTTCTTCACCGAGGTGTATCCCACCGATCTTCGCACTGACGAACAGATCGCTGCCGATAACGCTCGCACTGCTCTCCAACAGCAGTCCTATACACCCAACTACGATCAGGTGCCTGCTGTGCCTGCCGCTGCTACCGGCGGTCAGCGTACTCAAGACCCCAACGCGCAGTGGGAACAGTTTGGCCAGGTTATGAACCAAGCTCCTGATCAAGCTTGGCGTTACCTGAACAACATGTCTCCTGAGTCTCTGCGAGCCAAGCTGTTGTTCTTGGATCAAGCCTGAGGTAGAGTTAGTTCAACGGTGTGCAACACCGTTCGCATGGTGGACGAGTCTTTTTACCCCCGTCTGGACAACGGGGGTTTTTTATTGAGTACATTGTTAAAAACTATTTATTAAGTAGACTGTTAAAAACCGTTTATTACGATGCCTTTTAAATCTGAGGCTCAAAGGCGTAAATTTTATGCTATGCAGGAGCGCGGTGAAATTTCTAAATCTAAGGTAGAGGAGTACGAAAAGAAGACCAAAGGTGATCTTCCTGAACGTGTGAAAAATCACGAGGAAGCAAAGAAAAAAGCTGTAAAATACAAAAAGAACAAAGGTAAGTAATCCGTGCCTAACTCCATTGGTCGCCGCCGTGGCGGAGAGAATACCGAAGTCGAGCAGCTTAAAAAAGAACTCGAAGAGCTTAAAGCTAATTACGCTCGGGATATAACTTTGATCGGCAGCGATATTCGTGCTCTTGACAGTCGAATCCCTACCGAAGTTCCGACTGATAACACCCCTGCCGCTTAGAATTAAGGCAGCTCTGGCTGCTTTAAATGTATATATCGTATAGAAATTACAACTATGATTCCGGGCCTCATCAGGTACAAACCGGACCCTCTCATCAAGGTTATGTCGTAGTCAGTTCTGGTATTCAAGATACCGGAGCAGACGTAGGCAGGATTGTCGCTGGCTCACCTAGCTACAGCGGTACGTATTCGACCGCGTGGCGACAAGTCCCTGCGGCGGTTTCTGGATATTGGACTGACTACGAGAATGTCGATTACGCACCTAGCGGTGTTTTAAGCTCGTACCAGGGTTACCGGCCCGTCACTGTTAATACGATTGCCGGCCGTAAAGTTCAAACTTTTACCGGACCGGATTATGGCGTCCGGGACGCAGGAAAATTTACGTACTTCGGAGGCTCAGCACCCGACTCTCAAGTATATGATCCGTACAATACGCCAACTGGTAACACAGGGCAGCAAGGCATAACCGGGGGCGGCGTCACCCACGGGCGATATGAAGGAGGCATCCTTACCAATTCGTTAGGTCCGCTGGGAACTTCTAATCGATCTGAGTGGGTTTATAACCCGCCGGTGTACTGCAAGACGTATACGCAGACAATTCGTACGGAAGAGCCTGGGCTTATGTCCGTTCCTTTTAGATTCATGTATCGCGGCGGTGCGGCCAAATATGTTTCTAATTACGGCTCCATTTACTACCAACTGTCAGAGAGCGTACGCAATATGTATCGAAAGTTGGGTTAACGCTAAAAACGAGACAACTTTATGTGCTCTTAGCTTCTTTATCTATTAAACTTACTTTGTAGTTTCTGGAGATATCGACAGTGTTTGTCGATAATGATTTCCCGAAGCTTCTCGGCGCCGAACTCTACCGTCCGCATCCTGCGTACGTTGTCGAGATGGCTGCAGAGCCTGTGGTCGTTCATGACTTCAGCAAGCAGCCTGGCCAGACTGTGCAGTTAGACCGCTACAGGTTCTGGGGCAATCCGGGAAGCAAAGAGTCACGTGAGCGTACTGCAGAGCAGACCATCGGTACTGCTAACAGCCGCAATATCGTGAAGGACAAAGTGCTGGTGACTCTTAAGGAGTACACCGGTCCTGCTGACCCGTCCGATCCCACCCAGCCGAGCACTTTTAAGATTGCTCGGGAAACCCTGATCACTGCACAGCGCCTGCTGCTGGATACCGGTAACCTCACCGCTTTCCACCAGTCCATCGGTTCGCTGACTCTGCTCGACGACTATCGTCGTTGGCGTGACCGGGTGTTCATTAACGAACTCCTGAAAGCAGTTTCTAAGGGTCAAGCTTCCGACACCCAAGGTGGTTACTACTACCCTGGCGATCTTGCCGTCGGTTCGCTGACCTACTCCAACGCCGAACAAGCCAAGTTCGACGTTAAGGACGACCTGCTGCGCGTGGTGAAGAGCCTGCGTAAGCGTAACGTTCCTACCTATCAGGATGGTTTCTATCGCTGTGTTTGCGATCCTACCTTCCTGATGCACCTGCGTCAGAACAGCGACTTCCGTGAAGTGGCTCGTTATCCTGGCAACGGTCAGATCAACCCCCTCATGTCCGGTATGCAGCCCAACGCTGCTATCTACATGGGTCAGGGCTTTGGTCAAGCCAGCTTCGTGGCTGGTGAGCCCATCATGCCCACCGGTTTCGTGTTCGAAGGCGTTCGCTTCTTCGAATCGACCAACATGCCCTCTCAGAGTCAGACTGCTACCATCGGCGGTACCGGCGCTTCTTATGAGAGTGCAATCGGTATGTTCTTCGGACCCCAAAGCGTGGGCGTCGGTATCGGCGGCAACAACGCTCAGGTGCTCCTGAATAACAACGACGACTTCAGCCGTTTCATCATGATGATTTGGAGCCTGTATGCAGGTTTCGAACTCCTGAACGCTGATTTCGCCACCGTGGCTTACTCCTTTAACGCTTGAGGAGGTAACTAACGATGGCAATCAACTCTAACCAGCTTCAAGTTGCCAAGATCTATCCTGGTAACTACACCAACGTTCTTCGTTACTGGCACGAAGAGAAGTCCGTTGTTTTCAACAACGAGAACGGAACCTCCGAAACTCTGACCAACCAGCCTATTGG